CGCAACAATCACAGGATGATAACATTGCAAACAGATGTAACAGCGCTAACAAGCAGACACCCACGATATAACATCTATAGCGACCAATAAGATATGCAAAAATATCAAAATTCAATTCAAATTATAGCGGTTTAGGTCCTATTGTACCTATCGTCACATATACCAGCGGTTCAACTTACGCCATCAATGCCGGTTCTGAACTTGCAGCCGGTGCAACTTCAGCCAGTGCAGACATTACCTTCACAGGTGTTGCTACTACTGACAAGAACGTCATGTTTGGTCCAAGGGATGCCTATGTTATCCCAGCAGGCATCAAACTAGTTTCCGCTAAAGTAACAGCAACTAACACCGTGTCTGTTGTCTGGAAAAACACAACAGACAAAGCCATCACACCACCTGCCGCAGCAACGTGGACACTGGTTGTGTTAAAGCAAATGTTTTATGTAGCAGAAAACGCAGAATAAACGCTCAATCCTCATTATAGCCAGGGAAGGCTCTTTTTTAGGCTAAAATATGTCAATAGTCGTTGGTTTAACAGGTCAAGCAATTACTGTAGTTGACATAATTACAGCAGCTTTGCGACTCTTGCAAGTCAAAAGTCCAGACGTAGACCTGTCAGCAGAAGAAATAAACGACGGGTTCCAGGCCCTTAACATGATGGTCGATGGTTGGAGCAATGAATCACTTATGCTTCACCATATATCAAAAGAAACCTTTGCTACTGTCGATAACCAACAATCATATACATTAGGTTATGGCGCAGTCTGGAACACTGACAGACCTATAAATGTTGAAGCAATGACAGTTTCAATATCTGGAACAGATTGGCCAGTTCAGCAATTGGCTTATGATGATTATGCGTCTATCAGGTTAAAGTCATTACATTCAAATTTTGCAAGATTCTTTTATGTAGACGAGGGAGTTCAGTTCTCTACTGTCTATATCTATCCAGTTCCAGCTAATCCGCCGCCACCAGTCACACTTTACATGCGTAAAGCCCTGGCGCAATTCATTAATCCAACTGAAGAAATCATCCTCCCTAGAGGATATTTGAGAGCGTTGAAATACAACCTTGCTTGTGAACTAGCGCCAGAGTATCAAACCAATGCTGGTGAAGCTGTAATTAAAGCAGCAATGACTAGTAAAGCAGACCTTAAGCGCAACAATCACAGGATGATAACATTGCAAACAGATGTAACAGCGCTAACAAGCAGACACCCACGATATAACATCTATAGCGACCAATAAGATATGCAAAAATATCAAAATTCAATTCAAAATAGAGCTGGTGATGCAATATACAATGCATTGATTACTGTCACCACATTAGCTGGCGCTCCTGTAGTTGTATTCTCGGATAATGGTGTAACACCACAGCCGCAAACACGGACAGATGACAAAGGCATGTTTAGCTTTTATGCTGCCAATGGACACTATAACCTTACTGTAACTGGAGATCATATTGTCACATATACACTCACAGACGTGCTTATTGACGATAGTAATACCGATACTATAGTTGTAGATACTTTCGATACCATAGCGACAATAGCGGCTTTAAAAAGCCTTATTGGAGTAACCAACAATACAACTGTTTCAACACTTGGCTATTGGGCGGCTGGTGATGGTGGGGCAGGCACTTATCGATTTGACTTGGCTGATACGACTAGCGCAGATAATGGCGGCACTGTTATTGTAGCGAATGATGGTGGTCGGTGGAAATTAGTCCACGATTACACTGTTGATGTTGCTCAGTTTGGCGCATGTACTGGAACTGATGACCTTATTTACTTGAATGCTGCATTGACATGGGCTGATGCCGTTATAACAGCTGATACAGTTGATACGATCACATTAACAAGCAATCATCAATTATATACTAGTGATACAATCGTTCATCCAGGCTCTGTAGGGCTTCATTTAAACTGGCCTGGTGGTTTAACTACGGCAGCATCTTGGGTAGGACTCGATACTGATAATATTATTGAAATAGTAGCTATTTCAACACAACATATTCTTGGCAATGTTGACTGTCAAAATGTTTGTAATGGCGTTAAATATGGTGGTTACAGGATGCAATTGTCAGAGACAAGCATCTTTCACGGTAAATATTATCAATTAACTGGTACAGGTGAATGCCGTATATCAGTTAACGCTAATCAATGGTTAAAGAGCGATCCGGAGTTTTTAGATAAAGCCAACTTCACGGCTTATGGATTTTATCTTGATGGTGCAGATACTTTGTTTATTGATTGCACAGTAGCTTTGTGCCTATATCCAATTTATCTTGCATCTACAGCAAAAGCTTATGCGTTCCTGAACTGCCATTTCTGGCAAGGAACAGGTGGCGGACCTGGCCCTGTACCTGTTGATCCTATTATCGTTGTCAATCAATCTAACTCATATAATTACATGTATGGCTGTTATTTTGACAATGGTTATGTATATATGAAAAGAGCAGGTCTTTATATTCAGGGAGGACAATATACTCATAATGCATTAACCAATATCACTGAACCTTATATCAGATATTTTTGTGCAGCTAACAACGTATCGCCTACTACTGCATTAATAAAGAACATCAAGGCATCAGTCGGTTTTTATACAGACCCCGACACTGGCAATGTCTATCCTGGCGATTTTACAACCATAAATGCTTTAAGTGTTGATAAGTCAAAAGGTGAGTCAATGAGTGTGTTTAGATATGATTATAATGTCTGTCCAAATGAAGGCACAACACCAGCCAGAGTGCATTTAAAGCCAATAGATGAATGGGTTGATTCATATCAAATAGGTATTAATGATCCGGTAAAAATGTCTTATGGTGTTGGTGAGATAGGGATCATAGCTCCTATAGCAAGGTTTACAAGTGGTTCAGGTGTTCCTCATAAAGTAAAGCTTGGCTCTGGTTTAGTTGGCTTATCGCAAAGTACGAGTAATGAGTTAACATTCTCTAACGATGTACAAGACATGTGGTATCTGAATAATGGTGCTACAGGTGATATATTACCTCTTGCAGATGCTAGTTATAACATAGGTTCATCAACTGCCAGAGTACAAAATACTTTTACAAAACAGCTAAGAGTTTCACCTTCTACTACAGAAACATTGCCACACAATTTAACCATTGGCTTTAAATGGGTAGATGATACGCATTTCATGTTTATGCAACGTGGATCAGATGGCGTAACCAGAACTGTAACCTTAACTACAGCATAAAAAATATGGCTCAACCAACACTCAAAGAAGTTTTACAAGGCATCCCACAAGCGGCGCAAACGCTTAAGGCTTTAGGTAAAAATACCTTAAAGGATATGCTTCCAAAAAAGAAAAAGAAACCTGCTAAATGACAACAGCATACAATTTATTTGGTTTGGGACAACAATCAAAGTCTAGCAACTTCACAGCTGCAAAGAGGCTGAATTGTTACTATGACTTGCAAAAAACAGGTGATAAAGCCAATGTTGTAGCTTATGGAACTCCTGGATTAACTGAGTTTCTGCAAATATCAGATCAAAAAATATCAGGCATCCATTATGTAGAAAAGTCAGATCGTGTATTTGTTGTGCAAGGCAGATTACTTTATCGTGTCCGGAGCAATGGCACATACTTGCAACGTGGAGAGTTAAATGGAGTCCCTGGTTCTTATGTGGGGATGGCTAACAATGGCGATCAGGTAGCTATATTCGATGGTGTTTACGCCTATATACTGGACATACCTACTGGTGTATTTACAGACATAACAGCATCATTGCCTTGGGTAACTACTCCAGGAACAGACCTTGCCGGAAACAGTGTTACTTTCCTTGATGGTCGCCTTATTGCCCGCAGACCTGGAACTGGTCAGTTTTATATGTCTGGTTTGTATGATGGCTTGACTTGGGGAGCTCTTGATTTTGCTACAGCGGAAAACCTTCCGGATCAACTTGTCGATGTAATGGCAGATAAAGGCAACCTTGCCTTAATTGGTAGTCTTAGTGTTGAAATTTGGGCGAATGTTGGGGATCCAGTATTCCCATATCAACGAGTTAATGCAGCACCAACAGACGGTGGATGCGCAGCTCGATGGTCATTACAAAAGTGTAAATCATCGATTACAGGATTATTCAGAAATAAGGCAGGTGCATTGTCTGTCTGTATTTTAGATGGTTATCAATTGATACCTATATCAGATTTTGATATGGATTACATAATCAATGGATATTCTAATACTCATGATGCCGTAGGTTACAGTTATGTTTTGAATGGTCGGCAGTTTTATCAGATAAGTTTCCCTACAGAAGAAAAAACATGGTTATATGACTTTGAATCGCAATGCTGGTCACAGTTAAAAAGCCAATACTCAGAAAGGCATTATGGAGACATTGGGACAGCCTATAATAACTTACATTTTGTAACTGATTACCGTAACGGTAAAATTTATTATCTTGATGTTAACAACTATACAGACAATGGCGACAGAATAGAAAGGGAGATAATTGGCACGCATTTAACGGTTCCAAGCATGAATTACTCAATCATTAATAGATTAAGAGTTGATTGTGAAACAGGAACAGGAAGCCCGACACTAAACCCTCAATTGATGCTCTCAGTATCAAGAGATTATGGTCATAATTTTGGTAATGAGATGTGGCAAAACATGGGTAAGTCTGGCGAATATACTAAACGGTGCGAATGGCGCAGGTTAGGAAGGTCAAGAGATTGGGTATTCAAACTAAGAATGACGGATAATGCAAAATTTGCTATAATCGGGGCAGTTGTTGAAGCCAAGGAACTCAACAAATGAAATCACCTATAGCCCCCGTACAAACACCAATTGATAGTGAAATCCCTATCGCTTGGCGCATCTATTTTAATCAGTTACAAACCCATTTAGTACATCTTCCGAGCGCCGGTAAAGCACTTCCAGAATATGCAGACGATACCGCAGCAGAGGCAGGTGGATTGACTATTTATGGCTATTACAGGACAGGTTCAATTGTCAAACAGCGAGTCGTTTAATTTTCCAATGTTACTTGAGAATGTCAGCTTTGACGTTGCTCAATATAATAACAGAGAGAAGATTGAGATAATCGAATGGTTAATACTAAACAGCAATAACAACATTGCTGATGAATTACCCGTAAAACACGTTGTCTATGGTGGTATGTATGCCAGGGAGCTATTTATACCAGAAGGTGTTGTATTAACAGGTAAGATACACCTTGAAGATCACATCTGCATATTGTCAGAAGGCGATCTCTCTGTTATGACAGATGATGGCATCAAGAGAATACAAGCTCCTTATATGTTCAATGCTAAAGCAGGCATAAAGAAAATAGGTTATGCACATATTGACTGTACATTTACAACAGTGCATAAAACAGATTTAACGGACATTGAAGAAATTGAAAATAAATTATTTTCTGATGGCAATATTGAATGGGTTGGTGAACTAATGAACAAACAACTGGAGTTAACATAATGTCAGCCGCAATTTCTGCCGCAGCTATAGGAGCAGCAACATCAATAGGGATGGGTGTGGCTAATGCCTCTAGTGGTAAAAAAGCCAATGCTAACGCATCCAAAGCCAATTTTGAGCAAGCTGTGTTGAACATGAAAATGCTCGACGCTGGCAGGAATGAAGCTAATCAGGCATTACAGCCTTGGGTTGAGTCTGGAACACAAGCTAACGCACAGCTACAACAAGAATTACAAGGTTACAAGCCTTATGGCATGGAGCAATATAAAAATGATCCAGGCTACACTCCAATGGTCAATAGCCTTGAAGAATTACAGCGCACACCAGGGTATAAATTTCAGCTAGAGCAAGGTCAGCAGGCAATAGACAATAGTGCAGCAGCGAGAGGTTCATTGCTCTCAGGAAGGCAAATAAAGGCTACTAACGACTATGCCCAGAACGTTGCCTCAACTGGCTATCAATCAGCATGGGATAGAGCACAGAGAGCTTATCAATCAGCTTTTGATCGAAACAGATCACAGCAGCAACAGCGATTCAGTCAATTAGGTTTTGCATCTGGTCAAGGACAACAAGCAGCAGGTCAGCAAGGTGCTAATACCTTAAATGCTTTTAATCAGATCGCAGGTGGCAACACCAACAACATAAATACTCAAACTGGTTTGATGATGGACAATACTGCCACTACACAAGGTTTTAACAATACTGTTAACTCGACATTGCAAGAGCTTTTAGGTAATAAAAAAGCTAGCGGTGGGCTGTATAGTCTGTTCAATAACCAACAACAACCATACGATAATATTAGTAATGCAGTTGGATCAACTATGCAAAAGGTTATACTCTAATGCCATATTTAGCACCTGAAACACCTGGACAAGTTCGAGCAAGACTTGCAGATACAGACTACAAAGAGCAAGCTACAGAGTCATCACAACTCAGAAATATGCTATTGGGACAGGAAAATCAAAGAGCAAACCAACTAAGACAGGTTTATCAAAGTGGCGGACAGCCAACTAATAGCCAAATAGGACAATATAAGCCTGAATTAGCTATTGAGCAGCAACAAGATAATTTTGAGAATGATATTAAAAAGCATAACTTTATAGCTGGCGTGTCAAGAGCTGTATTAAATAGAGTTGAAGCAACAGGGCTACAGGAAGGCACTCCTGAATATATGGAAGTATTCAACAAAACAATGGATGCATACAAACCACAAGTAGCACAGGTTTTAGGAAAGCCAGAAATATTAAATACACCAAATGATTTAAATGCAGTTAAAGCACTTGCTTCATGGGATCAGCAACAAGGCGATCTTAAAAACCATATAAGAATAGTTTATGACCAAAATGGACAAGCATTATTGGTTGATACGGCGTCAGATGACGGTAATGTAAGGCCTTTATCATATAATGGAGAAATAGTACAAGGCGCTCAATATAGTCCTGAATTAGCAGGAAAAAAGAAACAAGCTGAGGAGCAGCAGCGTATCATTAATGTTACCGACCCTGAAGGCCGTGAATTTCCTATACAGGCAGGCGAAGCAGTTGCACCAGTTAGTAATAACTTTGGCAATTTACGCAAACCTGGTTCAAAAACAGAATTTCAATCCTTCAATAGTCCACAAGAAGGATTAGCAGCACTTGATAGGCAGTTAGAGATATTTGGCAAACGTGACGGTATAGACACAGTTGAAGGTCTTTTGAATAAATATTCGCCTTCAAATGAAAACAATACTGCGAAGTTAATAGCTAATATGCAGAAACGCACAGGACTAAAGCCTGGGCAAAAAATAGACCTTACAGACCCAAGACAACGACACATTATTGCTTCTAACATCATGTTGCAAGAAGAGCCAGTGTTCAGGCTTGGACAGACAACTAAAGCAAAGGAACAAGCTCAAAGTGAAGTTAAAATAGCCGAGGACTTGGCCAAAGAAAAGAACAAGCAGGTATTATCACAAAGTGATCCTGTAAAAGTTAAGGCTGTTCAAAATGCTGATATGTTACTCGATGAACTCGAGGGCAAATATGAAGAATTGCTTAATTTAGGTGGCATTGTAAATCCTGAAAATTCATCATCAGCTAATCTCGCAACATCATTAAAAGCTTCTCCAGTTGGTCAGTATATTGGAGAAAAAACAGGTGCTAAGGCTGCCTCTACAAGAAATTCAATTGAGTCTCTCATATCATCAATGGTTCCTGTAATAATGAAGGCATCTGCAACAACAGGTGGACAGCTCAATAGCGAATCAGAATTAAGACAGTTCTTGAAATCATTAACACGTCCTGATTCGGATATAAAATCAGTAAGAGATCAATTATCTGTTCTTAGGAAAATGTATGGGAGCCAAGGAAAACAATCTAATACACAAGCGCCATCTGTAACGAATCAAGAACCAGTTGTGATAAAGTATGATGCAAATGGAAACAGGATAAAATAATGCCTAAATATGCACAATTGCCAGACGGAACAAGATTAGAGTTTCCTGATAATACACAAGATGACATTATTGATTTAACAGTTAAAAAACATTTGTCATCAGCAAATAAGGTTCAATATCACGGCAGAAACGTCGAAGACTTGAGTGCGCCATCAAAGTTTTTGATTGGGGCAGGTAATGAAGTTCTTAATCTTGGTCGTGGTTTTAAGCAGGCTTATAACATTGGTGATCAACAGGCATTAAATAAAGATATTGCAGAGGGCCGTCAATTAAAGCAAGAGCTTGAAAAGTCTGACGCCGGGTTTGCTGGTAGCATATTAGGCAGTATTGCACCTGTTATAGCTACCGGTGGTGCGTCATTACCTGGTGCTGTCGCTTCTGGTGTTGTTTATGGTGCAATGCAGCCAACTCTAGGAGATGAATCAAGACCAGCCAATATGACATTAGGAGGAATCCTTGGCACTGTTGGCCCTGCTATAGGAACTATTGCCGGTGGTTTCGGTAACCGTGGTGTACTTAAGGCTTCCGATGCTGCAAAACGGTTAATGGCTCAAGGCATACAGCCAACAATAGGCCAAGGAGTAGAGCAAAACATGTTAGGACGTGCTTTGCGTGGCATAGAGGAAGGATCAAGCTCAATTCCTTGGGTTGGTAGTGCTGTTAAAGGTGGTCGTGATAGAGCTAGGAATGAATTTACAAAAGCGGTTTTTAATCAAGTTTCAGATACTGCACAAATACCAAAAGTTACTGAATTTGGTGAGCGTGGCATAGACCAGCTTCACAATTCATTTAATAAAGCATACAAACAGCAATTATCAGGTTATGACTTACCTGTAAAACCTGAGTTAATTAGCAATATTGATGGTATAATCAGCGATAATTCAAGATTTTTAGATGATCAAAAAAGAAAGTTCTTGACTAATTTTGTGCAGTCAAACTTTAATGCGATAGACTCAACAGGTGGTAAAGTATCTGCTGAAGCATTGCATGATGTTGCATCAAATCTTAAATCAAAAGCCAGAGGGCTTATAGGATCAACAGATAAGATGCAAGAAGAAGTCGGTATGGCATTAAATGATATTGCTGAATCGTTGGCATCATACAGAAACAAATTTTTGCCTGAAGATGTAAAAAATGCCATTAAAAATATAGACTCAGGTTATGCAAAGTATAAAAGACTAGAAAGAGCAGCATCAGGAGTCGGAGCGGTAGAAGGTGAATTTACACCAACTCAGCTTTATAACTCAATAAGAGCATTAGAAAAAGGCAAGGACAAGGCTAAATTTGCTCGTGGCGGCTCATTAATGCAGGGCATAACCAGTGATGCTAAAAAGATTTTATCTGATAAGCTTGGAGACTCTGGAACAGCTGGTAGGGAATTAAATGCAAGCTCATTAGCACAGGTTCTAGGTCTGGCAGGAATAATACCAGCAAAAGCCTTAATGTCTCGTGGTGTATCTAAATATGCTTTAGGTGGCTATAGAGGACAAAGAGCAGCAGAGAATGTTTTACGTAACATACTGACTCCAGTATCAATAAGCAATGTAGGCGAATAAGAATGGCAAAGCTAAGTCCTGTTTTTAACGACGAACAATTAGATGATAATGGATTGCCTCTTGTCGGCGGCGAGATTATCTTCTACCTTGGTGGAACTGATACTGTAACAGATACATATACTAACAGCTCAGGCACGACATTACAAACAACACCAATAGTTCTTAATTTTCGTGGTGAGCCTCCTTTCCCAATATGGCTGCAAGATGGTCTGTCATATAAGGTTAGACTATTTGATTCAAATAGTGTTTTAATCAGAGAATATAATGATATTACTGGAATTAATGATGCAACGATAGCAGCATCAACGAATTCAGAATGGACAGGCAACTATGATGCTACCTACATTAGCGCAACATCATTCTCAGTATTAGGTGATCAAACTACAATACTTCATGTTAACCGCAGGACAAAAAGCCAAGCTACTGGTGGGCTTGTCTATGGCACAATAACATCATCAACATTTGCGGCTGGTATAACAACGATAGTCCAGGTTAATGATGGGATCCCATTAGACTCCGGACTTACAGAGACTCAATACGGCATACTATCTTATTCACCAAAAAGCTTTCTTCCTTCTGTCCCGTCTGGTTCAAAGATGATGTTTTTCCAGGCTGCGGCTCCTGTTGGATGGACACAAGACACCACACATAACAACAAAATGTTAAGGGTTGTCAGTGGTTCTGGTGGTGGTTCTGGTGGTAGTGATTCGCCTATTATCAATAACAAGGTTGCCTCACACACTCACACATTCACAACCGGCAATAATAGCGTAGACCATAGTCATACTTACACAATCCCTAATGCAACCACAGCATCCTACGGAGCAGGTGTATTAAGTGCTGTACCATCTATAACATCAGCCAGCACAGGTGGAGCTAGCGCAGTGCATACGCACGCAGGGACAACTGATGCTAATGGTAGTGCATCAAACTGGACTCCAATGTATGTTGATATGATTTTGTGCGCTAAGGATTGATATGATTGAAACAGTTATCACATGTCCTTTAGGTGCAAAATGCGAAGAAATAAAAGACAATAAATTATATAGATGTGCATGGTACACTCAGTTACAAGGTGAAAACCCACAAACACAAGAGCGAGTAGACACATGGAATTGCTCACTAGCCTGGATGCCAATCCTCTTAGTAGAAAACGCAGGAACTAATCGCGGTCAAACGGCTGCGCTCGAATCTTTCAGAAACGCAGTTGTACTCAGGAAATTAGAACATGGCAATTAATATTCAAACATCAGAACAATATCAGGGCGTAATTGAAGAAGTTGGATCAATACAAAGTGAGTCTGTAAATATCAATGGAGAGTCTGGATCATCAAAAATCATTGTAAATAAATCTAAGGGCTGGTTAGTTCCTGCATTAATCACAGGCAATGCAGCAACATATACACAATCAGGCTTTGTTATAACTGTTACATCAACAGGGCATTTAATTCCAGCAACAATTCATGATGGGAAAAGTGTTTATCTTGTTATAGGTTCTGGAAATGCAACATCTGGATGGTTTTCAAACTTTACGTATGTTGATGCAAATACATTTACATGTGTATCGACAATTTCTCAAACAACTAATGGGGCAGTAAATACTAATATAGCTCAAGTTACTGTAACTGAATTAACGACGAATATTGCCGCTGGGTCAATGGGATTGAATGGCTCAATAAGAGTTAATCTTACTGCATCTGTTAATAATAGCGCAGGGGCAAAAACAGCTAGAGTATTTTTTGGTGGTACAGGATTCATAACAGCACAAGCAACGACAAGTTTATCATTGTCAGCTATAAATAGAACTATCTCAAATCGTGGTGTTACAAATAAACAAGTATCACAAACAATCGCTTCATTAAACGGCGCAACATCTACAGCAGCAGTAACAAATATGGCTATTGATACATCAGCTGATGTTAGCTTAACAATAACACTGCAAGCAGCAGTAGCAAGTGATTACATAGCGTTAGAATCTGTTTTGTATGAATTAATACTATGACAATAACTGTAACAACTATAGAAGCAGCTACGGCAACACCTGAGCCAAAAACAGTAATAATTAATGGTAATTCTGCCACTGTCTATACTGGTTCAGATGTTATTCCAACTCCTATAGATGAGGTAAATGAATCATATAATATTTATCCTACTCCTGACGAAAGTACAGACAGAACAGCAGAGATACAGAATCTTATAGATAGCGAGCGTTTCGTTTATTTTGCTCCAGGAGTTTATTCGTGCGGAACTTTAGTACTTCCTGTAGGAAGTTATTTAAGCAACCTACCTACTCAATCAGTAAGATTTTTAGGCGATAATTCAAGGTTTCTTTTTGGCGCACTAAAAGGAACAACTCATATAAACTTTACAGAAACTTCAGCATTTATACCAGCAACACCTTATATAGATAGTTCGTTTGGATGTACAAGCATAAGAATGTCTGGTTTGTCGTTTCAGTCAAGTCCAACGGGAAGTTGTATATTCTTTGATACATTAGCTTTGATAGCATCAAGAATAACTGAATGTAGTTTTTATGGATTTAAAAATATACTTTTAGGATCAATGCAAATTGTTTCTAGCTTTGATCATAATTATGTATATGCAATGCATGGGCCTGCATTTTCTGTAATACCTACAAACGCGAATATAACGGTAAAGACAACGCCAATAATTGATAGCTCTATAAGCTATAATTATATCAACGGTGCAAGCTACGCACCATCACCTGATTACGCATTATTTAATATTCCAGGTGCGGCAGCAACAAGTATTGATCACAACTATATTGACTTTGCATGGGTTGGCGTGTGGGCAGGAAAAGGAAATGGTTTAGTAACAATTGCTGATAATACTTTTGACATTTTAACTCATGCTATAGTTCTTGATTATGGTGCTTTGTCTACAACAATATCAAATAATAGGTTTCTTAGGTGTCGTGCAGAGTCAAGAGACACATATTTCACAAATCCATCTGGTGTAATGTCTGGTACAAACTGGAGTTGCATCACTATAGGATCGCAAGCAACTGATATAACTATCATTGGAAATACAGTAAAACAGTGCGATACGTTCATTTACATGGATGGATACTGGTATAAAAGTATAAAAGAACATGGTAATGTTGGTACTCCTGAAAATGCTCCTATTTTGGTGAACATGACACAAAGACAGGCTCTTGATGAAGCAGGTTATAACGCAATAGGTCTTACAGGTGATGGCACTGGATTTTATATGCAGTCTATGGAAGGAAGTAAATTAACTGCTTTACCGAATCCTGTTACAGCATCTTATGATGGTCATAGGTTTTATTTAAACAATCAAATAGTTACTAATATTAACGGTTTATTTTATGATGCAATGGGTGTGCAAGTAACATGAATATAAAAGAACCTTCAACAAAACGTGGAATAATCTGGATCATAACAGGTGTAATGGGTTACGCCGGGTGGTGGTTCGGAAAAGACATAACACCTGTTATTTTATTGGGAACAACGATAGCAGGTAGTTTGGGTGTTGCACTTGATGATGATAAGGATTAAACATGCATGAACAGAGAGTTATGTTACGCAGGGAAATAGATAAACAACGTTTTGAACATTGCCCTAAATTCGAAAGACATGATCTTTCGGAAGACCAGATTATTGATATAGTTAAAAGGATACGCCAGGAAGATAATGCAGAACTTGGCGCATTTATTAAACAAACTGGAAAGGATTGGTTCCCTAAAGTTATTTTCTTTGTTGGTGGTGGAATTTATTTACTAATGCGCTGGTTTGAAAACCATGGGATAAAGATATTATGAAAACAATAGTCAATGTAGCAATAGCAACGTTACTGGTAATCTGGATAAGTTCTGTTGTTATGTTGGTTATTCATCTTTGGTAAATAGATGATCTCAAAAGAAGAGTATCTAGATGCTTTGTGTCATCCTTTTGAAAATAAAGTGATTGATACATGCCTTGCTATTCTTCTTTTTTGTATATCTATGGGATCCCTTGCTCTTGCTGTTCATCTTTCGATAAAACCTTATCCAGTCTCTTTAGGTTATAAGCTTTCAAAGTTTCTTATGGAGAATGACTCAACTGCCTGTTACGGCCAAAATACTCAACAAAATAGGAATAAAAGCAAATGAAGAAACTATTACTATCACTAGGATTATTGCTTGTTATTCCACAAGCACAAGCATTAAGCCCAGGAATCATATATAAAAATGACCCTTATTGCGGATTGTTTGGTGGTGCATGTCCTCAAACATTCATGTATAACAGGACAGGCCAAAAAGCATTAGCCAGATACAATCCCAATGGGAAAAACTATTGTAATTCAGCAGCAATGAATGTCTGGATTATGGGCCATCCAAATAATGCTTATGGCATTGGGTTTTCTACAGAAGATTGGCAGGATTTGGAGATAGCTAAACAAAAAACAGGAGGTTATTACAGGTGGGGTTGCTGCTATACAGGTGACCCAGTAACAAAAACTTGTTTACAGTAGGTTGTACGATACCTACAAACGTATCTCAATAAATTTACGCTTAATCACGGCACACGCTTTACTCTGGATTTTCTCCTATGCTGTATGGTTGAAAATATCTTTTGCGATACCATACAGTGAGCATTTATTGTTTAAGCTACGATAAAATAGCTCGGAGGTAACACCATGAAGGTGCTGTGCCTAATCGCTTTGTTCTTTTTCAATTTCAATTGATAATTGAAATAATTGTTCTTTGAAATTATCCAATAAATCTCTTGTTAATGAGATAGATTTATATACCGTACTAGCTTTGTCAGTATATGTTATAAAATCAAGTCCACAGCTTATTTTTTTAATTGCCATATCTATTTCAGTATAGCAATCTCGTACATTGTTATATTCGTTATTCATAATTCACCTTTTCCATGCACTTCGTTTTTCAATGAATCTCAAAATCTGCTTTGCTGTTTCATCATACAGTTCATTGCTTGATTTATCAAGCAGATCGATTATCTTGTTAGCTATCAATTCTCTTTCTTTATGTGCCCCTTCACAATATGCGGCGTCAATTTGACGTTGGTATGTAATTGTGTCTTTGAAATCATCTTGTTCTTTAAATAATTTTGCAAATATGTTTGTCATAATAATCTCTAGTTTATATTTAATGTTGCCTGGGTTGTATGAACTCTATGCCTTACGCCTTGGGAAGTGGGTTTTACATTGGGCGGCTAGATGTAAGGGTTCCTATCCCAATAACCAAGCTCACCCACCTCCTACACGAGTTCTTACATTGAATATAAACCGTCAATCACTGTACAGAAATATCCGTACAGTGATTTCTTCATTAGTCCCTACCTAATCATTGCCGTATTTGTTATTCCACTTCCTCGTAGTTTGCTTCGAAGAATTCTTTCCCGACATACCATTTGTCTTCCTGATTTGACGGGTTTGCAGCGATCATGCCACCTTCTTCTGGCGTGTCTTCTTTATTGACTGATATATCGGTCAAGTCTTCTCCGATGATGTATGGGCGCATTGGTTGCACGTTCTTTTTGCGGTAGTTTTTAAACGCGTTCATTTTGTCTCCAAATGTTGATTTTGACGTTTTATCGAGGCCGTCATAACTCGTAATTCAATGGCGACACGCTATTTCTAGCGCCTCCGTTCGTTTCGCGTTATGTGAAATGCCATAACTATAAATTTTGATTGTTTTTATAATCTATGCTTCTGGTTCTTGTCTAATTTCCACTCAAACCAGTGATTAGGGATGCAATCCTGGCAGACCTTAAGATTCAATGTTGCCATTTCACCTAGTTTAGTATTTCCGCATTGTGGGCAGTATTTCTTTGATGATTCCCATTTCTTATGAAACATGAACCATTTTATTTTCTTAAACACCTGAGCTCCCAAAACCGCCACGGCCAGTATCGTGACTGAAGTCTGTTACAAGCTTTAATTCAGGTTGATATACTGGCATAAACATCAATTGCGCTATCCTGTCACCGCGTTTGACGGTATAAATGTCCATAGAGTCATTAAATAGAGATATTCCGATTGTTAACTGATATTCGCTATCAATAACCCCAAGGCAATTAGAAAGGCGAATGTTGTTTTTATGTCCTAAGCCACTCCTGGAAACAAGAACACCTACGATATTAGGGTCTTTTATATTTACAGCAATTCCAGAAGAAATAAGCACGCATGATCCAGGGCAAATAAGCATTTCCCCTTCAATAGCTGCATAAATATCAAGTGCTGCATCACCTTCGTGTGCTCTTGTCGGTAGCTGTGCAAATTCGTTTGTTAGTTTTATTTCAATTTCTTTCATGATAATTTCCAGTAAAGACCAGCAAGACCTAAAACGATCATTAAAAGAGACTCAGGCTCAGGAACATTCAAAGCCTTCCTTATTTCAAGATCGTACAGATCATCGTTATTAGGAATATAAAGTATTTTGTTTTTTTCGTGCTGCCATGTAGGCTCGCCAAGTTTGTCATACTTGCGGCAATGTGAGCTGTTATTGTGCATTGATGTTTCAAAGCAATAATCGAAGTCACGGTAAAAGTTAGAGTCATTATCTATACCGTCAGAATAACAAGTATTTGATAATATTAAAACTACAATTGCTATTAATATTTTTTTCATAAATTTATCATCCGTTTATTGATTCGTTTTCATCATGCCATTTTTTGTGACACTTTGGACATAGCCATCTTACTGATAGAGGAAAAGCATAATTATCATGGTGAGCATGTAATTTTTTATTTAAATTACAATTTTCACACGATAAAGGCTTTATTAACTTTCCATTTCTTAAGTTGATTTGTACTATATTGTGAGCTGCTCTTTTTATTTGATTATTTATTATCCATTTTTCTTTTGATTTTTTCTGAACTTCTTTATATTCTTTCTTTTTTTCATATTGCAATCTTGCCTCTATAGAACTAGGCAATAACCTATATTTTTTATGATAATCCTTGTATTTTTCTTCGTTTTTTAATACGTTTTCTTTAACTGCTTTTTTACAACATTCTTTACATTTGCTTAAAAATCCAGAAGTCATATTTTTATGTTTATAAAAATCTTTTGTTTCCTTGTCGATACCGCATATTTTACATATCATATTTATACTATATTAAATATAAAAATTATATTATAACATAAACTTCTAAAAAATAAACATCACACCATCAGCTTTAACAAAGCCAACAAAAGTAACAGCGATTATTGTTGCTACAAGCATGTTGCATAACATAAGATAAATATATTTGATCATTTTGCAATACACTCTTTTGATATGTTTTTTATATTTCTATAAGATTGATAATATGCTGCACTTTCACAAGAATCTATAGCTCCAGACAAGTCATTAACGCTAGATGGCAAAGATGACATGCATTGTTTAAAAATTTCTTGTCTCATGCATTGATCAATAGCCGAATTGCACCCGGTTAGTATGCAACACAAAAACAATAATTTTTTCATTTTAAAGCCTCATTAAAGTTAAGTACAGGCTTCTCACCTGCATGGAAATTTCATTGTGCCAATGTTTCTATGTTTCAGTGGTCAGGCAATTTCTAAGATGTGTTTATTATAATTACTTTTTTTATAAAAATCAAATTTTATATTTCTCTAATCTCTATCCCATGCTCTTTTAGCATCAATTTTCTCTTTATCGTAAAAATTGCATAAGCACTGCCTTTTTTAAATCCCTTCACATCCTCAATAACTGGCGTTAATCCATCAAGATAAAAGAAATCGGCTATGTACTTAATTCCTCTCTCAGTTTTTCCATTGCTAAGTTTTTTAGACTCTATCAATACATAAGGTTTTTGGCATTCAAGACCGCTTATATCGCCGTTTTCTTGTAGTGATTTTAGATATAAATACCTGTTGTATTCTTTTTTAGAATCAAATTTAAGTCCGTTAAATTCTATTTTTGTGTTTTTATATTTTGTCATCCTAAGTCATAAATCAATTCGTTAAGAGCCTGGACGGCAGTATAAAGATCATTTTCAAGATCGTTATTACTGCTTTTTGCAGCCTCAAGTAGTTCAATCACATCATCTATTCTTTGATTGTAATCTATCATCTTAACAATTTCTCATTTGTCTTAGGTAAGTAATGGCTTCTTCTCCATTTTTCTTGATATATGCAATGATCGCAGTGACTTTCTTCAGAAAGTTCAATAGTCTTTCCACGATTAGAACACATATCACATAACGATATATGAATATCATTTTCTGAAAATTCATCCATCAACCACTCCAATCATTTGAGTATAGATGCCCTCTGAACTCGGCAATGTCACATTCTTTTATTTCATGATCTGGATGCATTTCAGCGATCTTTTTCTTGTTTCTACTACCTACTACTCGATCTTTATTCAGTACTACATAATAAATTTTCATTTGTTTCTATTCCTTAATTTTACACATAAAGCCATACGTTCAGATTGTACAATGTCAATGTCTGTAGCAGGTTTTGACATTTCAAAATGGCGCCAGGAGTTTGTTTGTTTTGGTCTTGGTTGAAGTTTTAAGCTGTTCGCTCGTTTGTCTCTATAGTTCATATTTGGAGTTGTCCATAGGTTTATGGGAGGAAATTTTATGTCAGGCCAGTACATTAAAACAACGATGAATTGATTACCACTTCCATACCTTTTGTGGCTTCCTCAACTGCATCAGCAGTAAGCCATCCTCCAGTTTCAGATATCATGATAGACCCATCGTCATTCATGCCGATATGGTCATTAAGCTCAAATGTTCCGTCATCACTTGGTTTTGTGACTATGTAGCGTATGCCAGGAATCATTTTTATTTTATTGCATATTGGAGGAAACTTTCCTCCTTCAGTACAATGATACATACATCCTTCATCACAATCATGATGTGGTATTTTATGGCCAAAATATTCATTTAATCCTTCAATTGTTATTTTATCTCCTACATTAAAGTTTTTATCAGGTTTTTTTACTGTAAATTCATTGTTCATTATTTATTTTCCTCAAAAATCTTTCACGATCTTCCAGTTTAATGTCTGTTAAATACTCATCAATTTCAGTATATCCGGACTTAAAAAGAGCAACACCAAAGACAGCATCACTTATTGATAAAAAGCCATTAGAACACGTTATTCTTTCGTTTTTGACAGGTTGTTTTTGTTTAGCTAGTGCTTTAAGAATGTCCATTTAATTTTTTTCTCAACACACTAAAAATAAATGTTGCTATCTTTTTTGCATCTTCTTTTTTAAGTACTCCTTTGTGGTAAACGTCAACATTTTTAATTGCTTTATTTTTTTCTATCATTTCATTTTCTCAACAAGATTAAGTAAATCATTTGCCAACTCTATAAGCTCTTCTTTAATTATTTACTGCGTTTAAAACAATTTTCAAGATCAATTAAAGGAATTATTTCCTTTCCTGTTGCCCTTCTTTTTTTTTGTGCTTCTGACATCTTTTTTTTTGTTTCATCAGACATTTTACGTTTTGATATAGACATTTTTCTTCGTGTTTCTTCGCTCATTTTTCTACCTGTAGCTAAAAAAGAAAGCCTTTCTTTCTGTTCGTCTGAAATCTTTTTTCCTTTATTTGATAAAGATATTTTTTCTTTTGTTTTTTCGCTTCTTGGGATGCCTATTTTAGATAAAGCCATTTTCTCTTTTGTTTCTTCACTATGTTTTGTCACGCGTTTCATCTATTTAAAACTCCCAAGAAATAAGTTTATTGAACCTGCCATCTTTAATGACAGTAATTGTTTTTATTGTGTGAAAATACTGATCATAGTAGTTTTCAAACAAAAATAACATGTTCTTTACATTATGACCGCCTTCAAACTTGCCAATTTGATACCAATCTTTTTTGTTCTTCATCAGACTTTGAATCTTTGCAATTGCAAGTCCTTTCGCTGAACCTTGATGTTCTATGCATAAGTATTCCGTATGCAATAGAGACACAAATTCATCATAAAAAAGCATCTTGATCATAGGTGTATCGCCTTTCTGATACTGCTCAAAATACACACTATTCACATCATAAGTTATTTTTTCTTGCTCCTGTTTCAATGCCAAAGCCTGAACTTTTGTTCTCATTGAGTAAAGTCCATCTTCAGACTCACTTATAAATTGTGCTTTGCATTTACGGCAATATTTTGTACCTAAATGATTTAAATGTCCACAATAATCATTTTTTTTATAATTTACATTTTCAAAAAAAACATCTTCATCTAGATAAGCTGTACATTCCTTCTTTGGTGTTTCTTCCTTTGGTGGGCGTACAGTTGGAACAATAACATTCTCGATGCCGCCATTAGTTAGTCTTGATAAATTTGTGCCATAGTCAATTAAAAAGCCATGAATTTTGTCCTCGTGTGGTCGAATAACTCTACCTACCATCTGTACTAATAGTCCTGGTGAAGTGGTAGCACGAAGCAAAACAACACACTCTAAGGCCCTATGATCATAACCTTCAGTAAGCAGGTTTACATTTACAAGGTAACGACAACCAGAACCATTTTTAAGCCAATTTAAGGCATCTTTGCGCTCATTTTTTGGCATATCCCCATAGATTATACGCATTGTTGAATTATCGTCCCAGGCAGACAAAATATGGTTAGCATTGGCTACACTTGAGGCAAAGATAACGGCTGTCGTTATGTTGTGTTCAATGAACTTTTGTCTCATATCAGCAACAGCATTTTCAATGATTGCATCAAACTTTATACCTGCTTCTGCTTGGTTGTAGTCATAGCCAGATTTACTTACTCCATCCAGATTTACACTAACATCAGAGTTAAGTGTTTCTATGTGAGACAGGTATCCATCAGCTATTAATTGCTTCAACCCTGGATCGATAGCAGTATCAAAAACCTTGTGTGTGAAGAATGGTTTTGTTTTGTGCGTCTCCTCGTGAAGCTCACCCTGATCTAGTCTATATCCAGTACCCGTGAAACCACAAACTTTTAAATCAGGATTTATACTTAGTAATGCCTTTATAATTCTCTCATATTGTCCAGCAACAAATTTATTAGTTAATCCTGGGTATTCTTTTTTAAAATTTACCCTATGACACTCGTCAATTAGAATATAATCAAACGATCCTGAAATTGTGCGCTTATTTACAAAGCTAGATGCCATAGCAACAACAGCTTGTTTGTGACGTTGGTTCTTTCCAAGCTGTGAACAGACTATACCTAATGCTTCTTTGTTGTCCATATAATCGAATGCTTCTGCGTAGTTCTGTTCTACCAGCTCAAGACGTGGAACAAGCTGAAGTATTCTTTTACCTTCGTTAACGTAGCGGTTAGTTAATGCAACAAGACAAAGAGATTTACCAAGCCCAGTAAAGAGAGAAGCATAAGGCCTCTCTCCTTTATGCATAGACACATGGACAGCTTTGCATGCTTGCTGTTGGTAGTTTCTAAGCTCTTTCTTCATTTATTTTTTTTATTGCATCAAGTACGGTTTGTTTTTTCCACTGAAATAGATTTTGCCTCTTTTTGTTGAACATTATATTTGGATTATGAACTCTATCATGAGGTGGAAATAATCCTCTTTTAATAAGAGTGTGAACATGAGTGTAATTTGAAAATCCAAATATTTCTTGAATGTCTTTACAAGATAAAAATGCATCATCAGCAAGATATTTCAAATATTCATGATTAATTGGTATATTTCTATTCGACATATCATGAAACCCTGAGTATTTCTTTCTTGACAATATAACAACCAGACAACGACTCATCTTTTACAATCATTTCATCAGATTGCTTTTCAAGCAGCTTTTCTTTGATCATGTCTGTTTTTGGCTTCATGATAACTTCGATGTAATCTCTTTCAAGGTTCATGACAGAAAAGTCTGCTGCAAACTCAAGCGATCCTTTGCTGGTGTAATGTGAGCAGTTAAACAACTCGCCTTTGTGCTTGTCAATGCCAAAATCAAGCATCAGATTAAGTACATGTTCTTTGATAAACTCGTGAACTTTTTCTTTTCTTTTGATGTTGGCATCGTGAGCCTTAAGGTAGCGTTTCTTGTTTTCTACAGCCGTTTCGTGCGCCGCTTTTGCTTCTGCTAATACTGGAAGCCAGTAGTCAATTTTTTTGTGTACATCACCAGCGACATATTCAAGTATTCTTTGCACATGTTCAAATTCTTCTTGGTCATCTCCAGTTAGCCATTCAAGTTCTTCAAGTGCTTCAGCCTGTTTTTGTTTTAGTTCAAATATTTTCATTATTCAATGCCACTTGTGTTTGGTGATGTTGTAATAACTGCAATTGCAATCTGGAATATACCAATAGTCAGAATTGCAAATATGACAATTAATTTAATCGTTTCTATTAGTGCTTTCATTTTATTTTATCCATTAATTCCAGAACCATTTTCTTTGTGCCATTTTGTATGGCATTTAGGACATAGCCATCTAACTATCATTGGATAGTTATAGTTGTCATGATGGCCATGTATTCTTTTTGGAGTTGATCCGCAATTTTCACAAATATATTTTTTTATTAGACGTCCATCTCTTACCGCATTTCCAACTATTATTGAAGCAGATCGTTTTACAATATTATTTTCAGACCATTTATTTTTTGATTCTCTTGCTGATTTTTTTCCTTGTTCAGTTTGTGAATATTTTATTCTTGCTTCAACTCTATGCGGCAAGTTTGCCCTTTGTTTATCATACTCGATATAATAATCATGATTTTTTGATATGTTTTCTTTTGTATCTTTTTTTGTACATGTCTTGCATTTATTTAAATGTCCATCAGCCATCATTTTATGTTTATAAAACTCTGATAATGGCTGAAGTACATTGCATTTGAAACATACTTTTGAATTATGCATGGATCTTAAATTATGCGGTTTAAAAGCCAATTATAGCATAATTCTAATTAAAAGGTATATCAGAGTCATCAAAGTCATCAAATGATTCAGATGTATTGATTGGATCCACAACAGGCGCATTTGGTTGGTTTGATGCCTGTTTGATGATATGTTCATCTTCAAGAAGAATATTAAGATATCGATCACATGAAACAGCATCAGAGTTATTTAAGAACTCGGCAGCGGATTGCTTTGTTTCAACATCGAAAAACTGACGAAACTCCATCACAGTTTTCATTTCATTTGAGGCAACCCATTTACCTTCAACCTGGATATTTTTTGGCTGTTGCTTTGCTTCAAGTATGATGCCTATTTGCTGCCCAACAAGATCAGTGTAGACCATCTTTTTTTGCTCAACATCCTGGCGAAGATCAAAGTCATATATTGCAACTCTTCCTGGTTTGCTTGATAATTCATCAATATCAAGCAGAACTTGCAAATCATTTATATACTGTAACTCTGGTTTATCTTTCCCGTCTTTTCTAACTGTTAATCCATCAGAGCCACACCACCAAATATCGAAAGATGCATATTGACCACTGTCTGTTACAACTTCAAAATGAATTGATTTTGCTTGTGAACCTGTGACTTGTGATTTTTTATCATAGCACTTTGTTATTGTGAATGGATAGAAACCAGTTTTTTTGATAGGGCCAGCAGAAAACGTTTGTACTTTTGTTGTATCTTTTTTGAATGCCATTTTTTTATTTCTCTAAGTCTATGAATAGTTGTTTTGATGTTGATTCATCATTTATGTCAATGATGTACTGGTCTTTTACATTTGTTACTTTTTCAGTTCTTACTTTCGCAAAGAATGAACTCGTCCCCCTGGTGCTAACTGTTATTTCAGGTGGAAAGTCATTGTCAGCAAAGTGTTTCACTGTTCCAAATGCGTTACGTTTTGCCTTAGTGTTTACAGATGAATCCATAAACAGAACCCAATCAGCTTTTGCCGTTAGTAGGTTTGGAACTGAATAAACACCAAATTCAGCCATGTCTACGCCATGCTTTTTGTAATCATTACCTTCTGAGTCAGACATGTTTTTTTGTCTGCTGTGAGCAATCAGAATTACATTAATGCCTTTTTTGTGCAGATACTTAAGAGCTGTAAAGAACCTTGTCTCCCAAGTATTAACAACAGCAGCATAACCAACACCAAAATCATAATCTGCTATTGATGTTATTTTTTTAACTTCGCCATTTTTTTTATGTACTTCAGGTGTTTCACTGATTAGTCTTTCCACAATAAGTTTGTCTACAAACATTCCACTATCAACAACTATGGTTTTGTAGTCATGTTGTTTTTTAACAAATGATTGCAACATCTGGAAAAATTCATCAATTGTTTGCGGCAAATACACAGAGCCTTCCTTGATGAATTTACCAACCCCTGGAACCTTTTCAACACCTTTTTCAACTGCAACAAAGAATGGTTTTGCTGCATGTTTGCAAAGGAATGTTTTTCCAACTCCAGCAGGTCCGTAGACAATACCAAAGTAGGGGCCATTTACAGGTGATTCGGTAATCTCAAGTTCATCAATGAAGCTCATTTTGTTTTATTCTCAATGTAAATGGTGAGTGCTTCTTCCACAAGGTCTTTAACCTTGATCTTGTTTTCTGGTGTGGCAAGCTTTCCTCGAAGGATCATGAGCTTTGAGAATAAATCCCAGCTGATTGAGATTGCTTGTTTGGGTTTTGCTTTTTGTTCCATTATTTTTTCCTGTTTATTTAAATAGTGTTAAAAATGATAATTTATTTTTTTGTAAAAGTCAAATTTTTATTTAATTAAACCTCTCTTGCATGAAATAAAGTAGTAGTTACCTGATTTCCTATCTTCCATTGCCGGCCAGTACAGAAATAAACCATAGTCGACGCATCAAGGCTTAATTTCCTGGTTTTTGCTGGTGGTTTCTTTTCAACAAAGCTATGAGGAACAAGAAGTTCTTCTCTCCTCTTAAAGAACCTTTCAACATCGTCACGATGCCATAAATTCAAGTCTCTTGATCCTGAAACAAGCATGACCCTATGTCTACTAGGAAAGTCATGGTGATTTACTAATATCCTTAATTTGTTACGGCCCATAAGGCCCTTGTATTTATTGTAGATGTCATCAAATGACATCTCGAAGCTCTGCTTTACCATTCTTTTTTTGTAAAGTCTGACAAACAGTTCACCAAGCTTTGCTTCATCTATGGGATGTTTGCCATTTACCCTTGGCAATTTTTTATTAATGCATTTGTTTTTATAAATAACTTCTTTTGCAGAAGCTTCGTTGTATCCTAGTCGATCTCTGAATTCTTCGAATGTCATAATTTCTATTCATTTTTTTAAAATGAGATGCTACTATATCAATTCCGTACGTACAAAACAATATTAAAATGAAAGAAGATAAAAAAACAGAAAGGCTTGAGATCAGACTAACTAAAGAAGAAAAAAAACAACTGCATGACATTGCTCAAAAGCAGGAAATAACACTGTCTGAACTGGTCAGGATAAAATCAATCTGCAACAAGGATAAAAATGAAAGTCAAAGAAAAGCTTAATAACTTGTCAAAAAAATACAATTTTTTATTGATGGAACATGGTGATAATAATAATAAAAAAGATGAAATAAATGATGTACTTTATGAGATGTGTTTTTACACACATAAATTGTTTTTGTTTGGAAATTATGAAATTGATGGATAAAAAATGACTGTTATTGAAAAAATAAAAGCTGTTAATAATGAGTACATTGAATGTATTGAAAGCATTAATGACTCTGAGTTAACTAAAGAAAAAAGAGATTTTATAATTCACATGCTGGATAATCTTTTTTATTTCACAAATGCATTTTTAAAAGAAAAGGAAATTAAATAATGAACACATTTAAGACACAACAAGAACTCCATAGGTTTTTACTAGATGGAGGAGCTATTCAATACACAGAAACAAATGATATTTTTTTATATAAAGATGGCTTTATAGTAAATCGTGATACAGGTAAAAAATGTGTATTTTTGTTCACAAAACCTGAAGACTGGAAGCCTTATGTTAAAAAAGAATGGTATGAACAAATTCCAGATGGAGGGTTTTGGTGTAGTGTGTATGGCAATCACAACATTGTTTTAGTTGAATCATCCTCTGATGGAATTTTATACAATCGTGGTCTTAATGCTGTTCCAATATCAGATGAAATAAAGCCAATCACCAAAGAATTTTATGAAGAAATGGGAAAGCATATCTATGAGTAATGATAATTTTTACCAGGAATTGGTAGACGATGGAGTTCCCATATCTGAGCTTTTGCGCGGAAATGCTGGAAATGTTGGAGATATTGGTGAACTTCTTGATATAGCAGCAGATGAAATAGACAGATTAAATGCTCTTGTTTTTGATTTGGGACATAAATCATGAACATTGATATATTTCTTACTGCACTGGATAAGGTTAAAAAGACAGGCTACAACAAATGGATTGCCTGTTGTCCAGTACACAATGACAAAACACCTTCACTGGCAATAAGGCTGGTAGAAGGTGATAGGCTTTTGTTTCATTGCTTTGGGTGTGGTGCAAATGGGGTTGAAATTTGCAAAGCACTCAATATTGATCCAGGAGAACTTTTCCCACCAAAGCTCGAAAACTATAAACGCGAAAGGACGCCATTCCCTGCAGATCAGATATTAACAGCTCTTGCCCATGAGGCCGGCATCGTCACAGCTGCATCTTACGCTATAGCTAATTGTGAAAAACTGTCTGCTAATGATGTTAGGCGCATAGAAATGGCAAAAGACAGGTTAACGGAAGGTCTCCAATATGCTAAAACCTGATAAAGCATATAAAGAATATATTGAAAAGGCAGATGCAGGCATTAGTTTCCTGGATGCAAAGATAAAGGAGAAAAAAGACCTTGATAATGATGGTCGTGAATGGTTGTCTGGTGATGTATTAGCGGATGAAGCGAAGGCTCCTGAGTTTTTGATTAACAATATCATTGAGACTAATAGTCACGGAATAATTAGTGGATCGAGTCAGGCTTTTAAAACATTCCTGGTAGTAAAGCTTGCTCATTCTGTTTGCACTGGGATTGATTTCTTTGGTCATGATGTTTTTGAGACTGGCAAGGTGCTTTATATTTGTGGAGAGGGTAAGGGTGCTCTTGCTCGCAGGATAAAGGCTTTAAAGATCGTGGAAGGTGGTTTTAGCGACAATCTTTTCATATTGAACCAACCTATAGGGATTGATAATATTGCTTGTATGAAGTGGCTTAAGGAAGCCGTAGAGGAGATCAAACCTATGTTGGTTATTGCTGACACCTTCAGCTCTTTAGCAACATCAACGAATGAGAATGATAACTCTGAAGTTGCAAGGACATTAAGGTTAATTAATGACTCCTGCACAGGCAATAAAACCTGTTCTCTGGTGGTGCATCACTATGGCAAGGATGCTGCTCGTGGTGTTCGTGGTGCATATGCTTTCCAGGGGAACGTTGATTATTCTATGACAATGGAGAGGATAGAAGGGACCATGAAAACAACTCTGACAAGCAACAAGATGAAAGATTCAGAATTGTTTGATGAACTCAAATTGGAGGCTCATGTTGTCGATCTTGGGATGTTACGACAGGATGGACAGCAATCTACCAGTTTGATATTAAAACTTGATGGTGATGCAGTCTCTAATGAATATGATGGTAATGGAAATGATAGCAGGGTTTATGTTGCGCTTAAAAATTTAGGAAAGGATAGTTATTCAGAGCCAGAAATAAGGGAAATAATCAGACAAGAATTTCATGATTACAGCAATCATAGAGTTCTTTTTAAGAGGATTATGGATAGCTTGATTTCAAAGAATCTCATCAAAAGTCACTATAAAAAGTTTCTGGTTGTTAGAGAAAATGTTTGATCAATATTTTCAAAATGTTTGCAAAATGTTGATTTTGTCGTGTTACGCACAATCGCTACAGGCCACGCCATCCGTGGCTTACAGCGTTTCAATGTTTTGTTACGCCTGTAACACTTTTTTTCAAACATTTGTTTGTGTTACACCTTGTTACACTTGTTACGGAAAAACTCTGTAGGCCACGAATATCAAGGATTTCAGAGTTTAAATGTTTTTGTTACACCTGTTACACTTTTGTTACGGCGTAACGTGTAACACACATCTATCTATCTATAGATAGATGTGTTTGTTACGGTTGTTACATTTTGGTGTTACAAAATAGGTTGATTTAATAGTAAAAATATAAAAATATAATTTTACTTTTTTATAAAAGTATGAAACAATGTACTCCACAGTTTAGAAATAGACATTCTTAACCTAACCGGAGTAATTGAAATGAACGAACAAGAAAAATACTATAACAAGGTTGAAGAAATAAACGCACTTGGCTTTGGATGGGCTGTTGATTAATGTGTAGACAGAGAAAATGTTTTTCCTTTAACAGAAGCGGATAGTAACTTTTGGCAACAAATGTATATTTGTTTGAAAGATTCTGTTTCCATGAGATTGCTTGAAGCAGGAATAATCCCTGAAGATTATAAATTATAATAAACTGGAGTAAATAATATTATTAAATTAAATATCGGAATAAAAACACTTGACATTATGTGTGACAAACAGGGATGGCGTATTGAGGGAACAATCATTATGAATAAGGAAAATATTGAGATAGGGCATATATCAGATGAAGATAGTTCTCGTGGCGTTATCGAGATTAAACTTGATAAAGCGTATCTTGTGAATATTTTGTGTTCATAAAAATTATAAAGAAACAACTAACCGGAGTAAAAATAATGAAATTCAGAGTTGATACAAACAGTAGCTGGTATTCAAAAGAAAAAGCAGAACATCTTTTTAAGATTGGTTTTGGATTTGAGTTTGTTCCTGCTGATCTTGGTAAAAATGATCATTACAGAAAGATATACAACAAAAATCTGTATATTGAAATTGAATCAATTGATCAATTAGTTGATCTTGGCAACAAAATTGACTGTGATTTAATCATAGATTCAAAAAACATGATTTTATTTATAGATGATGAATGAGGTGATGAAATGAAATACTGGACATTTATAGTTCTAAGCATGGGCATGACTATTACAGTGCAAGCATTTGGTAAGAGTGATGCAAAAAAGCATGTGATAAATCATGTTGGCCTGAAACATGATGCTGAGTTGAGATGCATCAAATGTGAACGTGAGAAGGTGTAAAATGAAACCTAAAAATGAAGAAATAAGTGATTATGAAAAAAGAATTAATTATTTGGCAATGGTATTGAAGGATTTTATGGAAAATACTGGAGCAGGAGAAATAGAGATAGAATATGATGGTCAAAAACTAAATGGATATTATTTGTATCAGGATATTTTGGACGAATTAGATATAAAGTATTGGTAAGTTAAAATGAAAATGTTTTTATTGTTTTTGGCAATGTCATTTAATGTTAATGCATACACACAAGAAGAACTGACAATGTACTATGCTAGAATGAAATGGTTGCAGTACATAAAGACTGTTCCTAGGTCGGCAATGACAGATGAGGAGTATTTGATGTTAGTTGATGCAAAACTGAAGATGATGACATATCAGATACAGTTTATTCAAAGTGTTGGTGGTACAAAATGAGATATTCTTACCCTGATAAATTTATGTGTCATGATGTCGTTGAATATGATACAGAAACACTTCCATTCCATATAGGTGATGATGGTATTGACCAGAAAATAAAATGTAAAAAATGTGGCGGCAATGTTTTTAATGTTGCTGTTGCTGAATATAGAACATCAATTAGATGTGTTGATTGTCTTTGGGAGCTGTGTGTACATGATGACTAAACATAAGCATTGTGATTTAATAAAAGCCTGGGCAGATGGTGAGTCAATTCAATATTTGTCACCAGTTTATAAGAAATGGATTGATTTCGAAGAAGGACAAACAATACTATGGAATTTAGAGAAATATAGAATAAAACCTAAATTATGGATACCAAAAAAAGAACTTTCTTTTAAGGAAATAAGTGACATAGAAAAGACTAAACTTATTGTAAAATGGGTTCATGAGTTTTGTAGTAATCCAGTATTAAGATTTGAATCAAATCCTGATTACTATAAAAATAAACATAGTATTCATATGATTTATTATTTATCACAAGAAGAAATAGAGTTATTTGATAGAATGGCTGAAGAAGAACAAATTGCAATTTGAATTGTTTTGTGTTAGTGTTGTGGTATTTATAACTATTGCAACACTCTTTCAAAGTATCGGGAAAAGTGAAATAATTTTAATGGCTAATCTAAATCCAACTTCAAGAAAAGGCAAACCAAATAAAAATACAAGGGAACTTAAAGACGCCATCTTAAAATCATTCGAGATGGTTGGCGGAGAAGTTTATCTAGCAGAACAAGCAAGAGAGAATCCAGCTGCTTATATGTCTTTAATAGGAAAAGTAATTCCGAAAGAAATAAAAGCAGATGTACAAGGCGACCTTTCAATAACATCAATAACTAGAACAATAGTCGATGCAGCTGGAAATAAAGACAGCTAGAGTATTTGAACCACTCCTAAAAGACGTTCGCTTTAAAGGTGCGCGCGGTGGTCGTGGTTCTGGTAAGTCTCATTTCTTTGCTGAACTTTTGATCGATGAAAGCCTTGATTCTCATATTCGCGCTGTCTGTGGTCGAGAAGTACAGAATTCAATCAAAGACTCAAGCAAGCAGCTATTGGAAGATAAGATCAGAGCTCTAGGTGTTGAATCACTATTCAAGATTACCGATTCTGAGATCAGAGGCCCTAATGATTCGCTGTTTATCTTTAAAGGCTTGCTAGGACATACAGTTTCAAGTATCAAGTCACTAGAGGGATTTAACAGGCTTTGGATTGAAGAAGCTCAGACAGTAAGCCAAAAGTCTTTAGACTTGGCAATACCCACATTCAGAACTCCAGGAGCTCAAATATGGGCCAGTTGGAATCCTTACTCACCAGACGATCCGATTGACAAGTTCTTCCTGGAGAACAAAGACGATCCGAACATAACAATTGTAAATGCAAACTACTATGACAATCCTTGGTTACCTGAAGAACTCAGACAGGACATGGAGCGTGACAAAAAGCGCGACCCTGAAAAGTATTCTCATGTCTGGCTTGGTGAATATCGCTCAATGTCTGAAGCTCGGGTGTTCAAGAATTGGAAAGTCGATGATTTTTCTCGTCCGCCAGGCACTGTGTACCGTCAGGGTCTTGATTTTGGTTTCGCCGTCGATCCTACTGCTTTCGTTCGCTGTAGTGTGGATGGGAACAATCTTTATATTGATTACGAAGCTGTTATGGTGGGTTGCGAAATTGTTAATACTCCTGATCTCCTGAGACAAATTCCTGATAGTGACCATTGGTTTATCACTGCTGATAGCGCAAGACCTGAGACAATAAGCCATTTGCAAAAGAATGGTTACCCAAAGATAACCTATTCCAAGAAAGGCTCAGGCTCAGTAAAAGAAGGCATCGAGTTTCTCAAGTCTTTTGATATAATAGTGCATCCAAGGTGTATAAATACAATCAAGGAGCTATCAAGATATTCATACAAGATAGACCCTAAAACAAACTTTATACTTCCTGAGTTCGATGATAAAGACAATCACATAATCGATGCTTTACGTTATGCTCTTGAAGGTGTTATGCGAGTCGTGACAAAGAAGCCTAAACAAACAAATATACAAATACCGGTAGGGTCATGGATGTGATAAGGTTTATTAAAAGATTACTGAGGAAAGATAAGGATATTTTATTTACTGCAACAAGCTCAGATGAAATAGTAGATAGAGCAAAAGAATTAACAATAGAATTGGTTGATGGCGCTGTTTTTGTATATCAATTTGATGTGTTAAACAGTAATGTTAAGGTAAGGTATATTCATAATCCTACTAAAGAAATGCTAAGAACAATAAAAGAATATAAAATGAAGTGCATTTACGTTAAACAAAAGGCATCTTAAATGTCAGATAAAACACTGGAAATAGCCCGTAAACGCTTCGCACAGGCAGAAGAAGCCGACCAAGAAAACAGACGTGAGCGTGTCAATGACATAAAGTTTGTGAGGCTTGGTGAGCAATGGCCAGAGTCAGTTAAACGTGATCGTGAACGTCCTGGTGCTGAGCGTCCAATGCTTACCATCAACAGGCTATTACAATTCAGGAACCAGATCGTTAATGAGATCAGACAGAACTGCCCAAGCGTTAAATTCAGACCTGAGAACGATGAGGCAGACGTTGAGACAGCAGAAATCTATAATGGATTGTATAGACACATTCATCACACTGGTGGCGCTAAGATAGCTTATGTAACAGCAGCTGAAAACCAAGTTGATACAGGTATCGGCTATTTCAGAATATACACTGATTATTGCGATTCTGATTCATTCGATCAGGAAATAAAATTCAAGCGCATCCTGGACTCAAATTCAGTATATTTTGATCCAAATAGCACTGAACCAGATGGCTCAGACTCAATGTTTGCGTTTGTTATTGAAGATGTTGCAAAGGATGATTTCAAGAAACTTTATCCACAAGCAGAGTGCAAAGGCTGGGATGATGATGGCTCCGGGTGGGTCAGTAAAGATAATGTAAGAGTGGCAGACTACTTATATATAGATATAAAGACAATCACAATCTGTCAGATGCAGGACGGCTCAACGATAAATAAGAATGAATTACCAGAAGAATTCCATCCACTTATTGTTAAAGAACGCAAATCAGAAAAAAGAACATGCAAAATATGTAAGATCGGCGGCAATGAGATTCTTGAAGATTCAGAAATGCCATGTTCTTATATCCCAGTAATTCCAGTTATAGGATCAGAAGTCTATGTTGAAGGTAAGCGCACATTATACGGTCTTACACGACCAGCAAAAGATTCTCAGCGACTCTACAACTACATGGAGACTGCCAACACTGAACTACTTGGTCTTGCACCGAGGGCGCCTTATGTCGTCGCAGCAGGGCAGATCGACGGTTATGAGAACGAATGGCAAGCAGCTAACAGGGTTAACCTATCGGTGCTCACATATAATCCAGTCTCAGACCTAGGTACATTGCTTCCAGCTCCACGTCGTGAAATGCCTCCAGGGCAAAACCCTGGCTTTGAATCTGCAATGAACAGAGCAGCAGAAGATATCAAGGCTACAATGGGCATTTACGATGCATCTGTAGGTAATCGTGAAGGTGATCAATCAGGCAAGGCAATAAACTCTCAGATTCGTCAAGGACAGGTAGGAAACTATCACTTCCAAGATAACCTTGCGCTCTCAGTACAGCAATGCGGCAAGATAATCGCAGAGTTAATACCAACAATCTACGACACTGCTCGCATAATAAAGATACTTGGCGAAGATGGCTCACCAAAAAGCGTTAAGATTGATCCAAATGCTCCTGAAGCAGTAAACAAAACAGAAGATTCAACCATCTATAACCTGAACAAAGGAAAGTATCACGTTGTCTCTGATGTTGGGCCATCATTCGCTACTCGCAGACAAGAAGCAGCAGAAGCACAGATTCAAATGTGTCAAGCAGACCCAACACTTATGCAAATTGCTGGCGACATTATCATAAGTAACATGGATTGGCCTGGAGCTGATGACATAGCCAAGCGCAAAAAAGCCATGTTGCCTCCACAAATTCAGGCTATCATTGATGCCGATAACGAAGAAGGACAAAAGAAGCTTGATCCTCAAGTAGAAATGCAGATGAACCAAATGGCAGATCAGGTTGAGCATTTGAGTGCAGAACTTCAATCATTACAGGCACAAGCCGAAAGCAAAGAAGAAGAGCTAGAAATAAAGCGATTCGAAGCAGAAACTAAGCGCCTGGAAGTTCAACATAAAATAGCTCTTGAGTCTACAGACCTTACACATAGACTGGCATTAGAACAGGTTAATGCCGAATTGATGAAGCCAAACAACGGTGAATCAGAAGATGTAAGTGATGAGCAGGATGAGAAAGAAGAAGCAAAGCCACAAGAACCAACTCCACCGCATCCGGATTTGCTTAAAGCAATTAATGATTTAAAAGATACACATAGCCAAACTCAGGCTATAATAGGCGCAATTAACAAACCTAAGCGCATTATTAGAGGCGCAGACGGAAGGCCGGAAGGCATAGAATAAACTCAACCACAGGACAAATGAAATGGCAATAGCTTACGCAGTACCATTAAGAAACACTATGCTTGATGCAATAACCAGTTTAGCTGGTGCATCATGTTTAATCAATATATATGATGGCACAAGACCAGCAACAGGCGGAACAGCCACAACTTTACTTGCACAGCTTACCGGTAATGCGACATTTGCACCGGCAGCTTCAGGTGGTGTTCTGACTCTTAATGCAATAACACAAGACTCAAGCGCAAACGCCACAGGAACGGCAACATGGTTCCGTATCTATGCATCAAATGGCACGACACATGTTATGGATGGAAACGTAGGAACTTCAGGTAGTGATTTGAACTTGACGACAGTATCAATTGTTACTGCACAACCTGTCTCTATATCTTCATTCGTGATCACTGAAGGCAATCCATAATGGCTTCCTTAACTGACGCTCAACTGATAACACTGAAAGCTGCTATTCTTGCATCTGTTGATGCTGAGATTATCGCATTAAGAACGGCTCGTAATGATACAGAGCTTACCATAAAGCTTAACAGCAATGTATCTCCTGTTCAATTGGCATGGGTAAGTAATCAACTGCCACAAGATTCAGATGCCGCACCAGATTACTCACTTTACGATAGCCTATTAGCTGGTAAACGTGACTCTTGGCGTTTATTCCTGGCTTATCCTCGTGATTTCACAAAGAACAAGATTCGCAAATGGGTAACTGACGTTTGGGGAAATGCAACTGCTGGAAGCAATGCTGAGCTAGTCCTACAGGCAGCCACAAAAAGCATCACCTTCTTTGAATTGATGTTCGGTGGTACAGATGCCACAACAGGAACAGTTACAGCTAAAAAGCTAAACATTCTTGGCCCTGTAGCGATGCAAGATGTGAGCTCAGCACTCAATTTACCATAAGGCTTTAAACCATGGCTAATGAATTATACTTACGCAAAGGCACATCCAAGCTAGTCAATGGTGAAGCCACTGCTGATGTAGCCTTATCAATGGAAGGCGTTACAACCGCCGCAGGTCGTGTCTCTGCACAAATAGACTGGGGTGCTGCACCTAGACCCTATACTTACTCATGGTCATGTGAGATTCAATTCCAGGCTACTCCAACACAAGGTCTTGGGCTTGAACTGTATATTGCCTGTGCACCTGATGCAGACGCCACACAAATAGATGGTGATGTAGGCAACGCTGATGCTGCTTTAGGTGACATTGACATGAGACGTAACCTGCAACAAATAGGCTATGTTGTCAGTGAAAACGCAGCAGCATCAGAAAAATGTGTTGCTTCTGGGATCTTCGAATGTGACAAGAGATATATGTCTATTGTCGGATATAACGCCAGTGGTGCAACGGTAAACGCAACAGATAGCAACTTCAGGTTTGATATAGTTCCGGTTTACTATCAAGGACAATAATTCATGTCCTATGGTCGCATAAACAGAGACAAGATCACACGTCAACCAAGGCAACAATATCCGGTAACCAATAATGACATTGGTAAGGGTCTTGTTGCTCTTGCAATTCCTGCTATACAGTATGATCTAAAGACACGTAAAGCAGTCACCTATAGTGGTAATGCGCTTTTAGATCAGGATTTCAATGGTAACTATTGGCATGGTGCAGCCACGAATTCACCTGTTGATATTGGAGCTACAGCTGGCTTAAGCTCAGTCTTAGATCAAACCAGGCCTTGGTCTATAGCTACAAAAATATTTCTTGATGACATAACGACATCACAAGAATATGTTGGCGACATGAACGCAGCAGGGGCTAACCGAAGCATCGAGCTTTTGGTTAGTGCTGGTGTTCTATATGCTATCGGTTACGGCACAACCAACTCGCAAGCTACATATACACTGCCAAGCACAGGCATGTATGATGTGATGGTTGTCAGTTCTGGTGGGAGTGGTTTTACTATATCACTCTATGTTAACGGTGTTCTGGTAAACACAGGAGCAGCAGCAACAGGCACACAATCAGCTGGTACAACACTGAGACTTATGAGTCCAGGCGCTTACACAGGTGGTTTTGGTGCGCTAGGGCACATGTATTATTGCGCTTTCTTCCAGGGTGATAAGTCAAAATATGCCAAAGACCTCTATAAAAACCCTTGGCAATTACTCGATGGTACAACATCAAATTATGGATTCTTTAGCCAGACTACAATAACTGGCACATTAGCCACAACTAACGCCAATGACACACTCGCTGCGAGTGGCACAACTACAATTGTAGGCACACTTGCTCGCACAAATAGTAATGATACTTCAGCAGCGTCAGGAACCACTACTATTGTAGGCTCTCTTGCAAGAACCAACACCAATGACACTGTAAGCGCATCTGGAACGACAACTGTAACCGGATCATCATCAACAACTAATGCCAATGATACTCTAGTAGCATCCGGAAGTGTTGGAAGCGCTGTTAGCGGCACTCTTGCGTATGTAAACATCAATGACACACTCGCGGCAACTGGAACGACTACAATCACAGGAACATTAGCAATAACAAACGCTAATGATTCAGTTGTAGCCAACGGCTCGCCTGTAATTGTCGGTAGTTTATCAACAACAAACAGCAATGATACTATTGTCGCTAGCGGTGCTGTTGGTGATGCTATTATTGGTACTGTATCCGTAACCAATGCTAACGACACATTAGTGGCTACAGGAACAACCACGATAACAGGCTCATTAGCAAAGACTAACATCAATGACACATTGTCAGCATCAGGAACTACAACAATTGTCGGCTCAGCTTCAATCACAAATGCTAACGACACACTTGCGGCCAGTGGATCAGCTACAGGATCGACAACACTAACAGCTCAAGACCTGCTTGACATTGCCGATGCTGTATGGGCGCATAGTACAGCCATACACTTTGAGTTATTGCTTACTGAAGCATGGGGAAGGTTAGGACTCGATATAACTGCACCGTTGGTCAGTGGGCAAACAGAAATAAGCTTCGGTTCAATTGTGATGGCATTAACTGAAGCGAGTGGAACTGTAACCTGCGCTAGACAATGATCAATCCACGTGCAATAGTCACATTAGGACTAGGGTTTGATAGTCTATCAAAGGCAACAATTGGCTTTGTTACCCAAGCAGCAGAAATATTTTATCCTTACTTTGGTGCTGCTGGCGATTACAGGCACGAAGACAAAAGAAAACCAAAGCCAAGAATAGTAAAAAAGGTAATAAAAGAAGTTGCAAAAGAGTTATTACCAAAAAAGAAAATAATACCAAAATATTATACTGAGACCATTGATGTTAACAGAATATCAGCATTAATACAGTATGATACAATGGTAAAAGCCAGGGAATATATCAGAAATGAGATAGAGCGAAAGATAAGGCAAGAACAGGATGAGGAAGATTTTTTAATGTTGATGTTTTTATAATATTATGACAATAAAAAAGAATAGCGAAACTATAGAGGATGATGGCAAAGATAGAAGTCAGTTTTTACCATCAAGAGAAGAAAGAATAAGAACAGCTAATTATTACAAAGAGCTTCATAAAAAAAATGAAGCTTATTTAAAAATGATTGATTCTGTGCCAGATAAAATAACATTGAAGAAACATGAGATAGTTAAATTACTGGAGACTCTGAATGATCATTTAACATATTTTAATTATGATGAAGAATATGAACATCAAGATATAAGAGACGCTATGTTAATGATTAAATCACATTTAAAACAGGAATAAAAAATGAGCGAAGTAGAAACGATTGTTGAAGAAACAATTGCACAAGAAGAACAATTAGAAGGAAGACAAGAACCAGAACAAGAATCGGAACAACAAGAAGAAAGCGAAAAAGAAAAGTACTCCAAGCGAGTACAAAAGCGCATTGATAAGCTTGAATGGGAAAAGAACGAGGAAAGAAGGCGTGCTTATGCTCTTGAGCAAGAAATAGCTCAATTAAAAGCTCCACAACAAAAGCCACAGCAAAATACAGGCGAGCCGAAAGCTGATGACTTTCCAGCGGGTAGATATGACCCTGATTATTTGTTGGCCTTAACTGAGTACAAAATACAACAATCTATTGACAATTTACAAAAATATGCTAATGTTAGTGAGCAAAGGAAATTAGTCGATTTGCAGCAACAGCAGGCAAGGCAGACCCACGATGATTATGACGATGTTACATCAGAGTTACTTGACCATCCTCTTGCTAACGACCCTGTTTTTAATGATGCAATCCTAGCTTCTGATAATGTCGCGGAAGTTGCTTATTACTTAGGCAAAAATCCGGATCAATTAGATCACATAGCAACGCTACAAGGAAATCCAGCCAAGATGTTGAAATACATCGGAAGGATTGAAGCAATGCTAGAAAATCAAAAATCTTTAGATAAGCCAAAACCGGTAACATCTAATGCCCCAAGACCTATCGCTCCTGTCGGCAGCGCAAAACCAGAACCAGCAACACAAGACCCTAACGATATGCCTATTGATGCTTATATAGCTATGCGTAAGGCACAAAAAAGAACCTAACACCATGACATGACTCAAGACGAGTATATAAAATGGCGGAAAGGGAAATAATAGTTAAAAAGCCACTTCCTTTTAGGCGTGGAGAGACTGTTAAAATAAATACGGATAACCTAATCGAACCAACTTTTTTGCTTATATATGATGGCATATATAATAAATTATATTTTGATCCATATAAAAATAGCATTATTGTTAGTAAATCGATAGGCACAAAATAACCCAATTTTATGGGACTATAAGTCCCGCAGACAAGTGACCCAAGACAGGGGATATACAAATGGCTAATACCTTATTAACCTCAAGCATCATCATGAAAGAAGCATTGATGATCCTTGAAAATGATTTAACATTCACGAAAAACGTAAACCGTGAATATGACGACAAATTCGGCGTAGCTGGCGCTAAAATCGGTGCCACAATCAACGCAAGAAAACCACCTCGCTATGTTGGCCGTACAGGACAAGCATTACAGGTTGAAGGCTCTACTGAGAACTATGTACCTATCACTCTTGACACCCAATTTGGTGTTGATATCTCTTTCAGTTCAGCCGACTTAACTCTGCACATTGACGAATTCGCAAACCGCTTCCTGAAGCCAGCAATGGCAACCATAGCAAACAAAATTGACTATGATGGCACTGGACTTTACAAAGATGTATTCCGTTACATCAACGCAAACAGCGCAGCCGGCACCTTGACTGGTGGCTCAGTAACAGCAGCTCAAGCCCAGGCTCAAATCTTAGGTGCAGGTGCGATCTTAACTGAATCAGGCGTGCCTAAAGACGGGCAACGCGGCCTTGTTATGAGTCCTAACTCAACCGCATCTGCTATCACTCCTTTGCTGGCACAATTTAACAATGCTCAAAAAATCTCTCAAATGTTCGGTGAAGCAACTGTTGCATCACGTACATTAGGTTTTGACTGGGCAGAAGATGCCAACGTCCAGGCATTTACTCCTTCCGCTTCTGGCGGCTTGGTTACTGGCACATCTACCGGAACTTTGACAGCATCAGGTGCAACAACTATTGCTGTCGCATCGGTTACCGCCGGCACTGTTCCACGTGGTACTGTGTTTAGTATTGCTGGCATTTATGCAATCAACCCACAATCAAGAGTTTCAACTGGTCGATTGATGCAGTTTGTTGTAACTGCGGATACTGTTGTTACAACTACCGGCACATTGCCGATTTATCCTGCCTATATTCCATCAGGTCAATTCGCGACCTGTACTGGATCGGCAGCAGGCGGATCGTTGATTACTCTGCACTCAGGCGCAACCGGCGCAGGTCCATACGATCAAAACTTGGCTTACCATAAAGATGCTTTCACTTTGGCTACAGCTGATTTGCTGTTACCTGGTGGCGTTGATATGGCAGAACGTGCAAACCATAAAGGCGTATCAATGAGAATGATTCGCCAATATGATATCAATAGCGATATGTTCCCTGTGCGTTTCGATGTACTGTATGGTTGGAAGACTGTCTATCCTGAACTCGCTGTTCGTGTCGGCGGCTAAAACAATTCATTAAGGTGGTAGCAATACCACCTTTTAACCAAAAGAGATTAAGATTATGCCAGATTCAAATTATAGCGGTTTAGGGCCTGTACTCCCTATAGTAACCTACACCAGCGGATCAACCTACGCCATTAACGCAGGTTCTGAGATCGCAGCAGGTGCGACAACTGCCAGCGCAGATATTACCTTTACCGGTGTTGCCACTACCGACAAAAACATTGCTTTTGCTCCTCGTGATGCCTATGTTATTCCAGCAGGAATAAAACTAGTATCAGCAAAAGTAACAGCAACAAACACTGTTTCTGTTGTCTGGAAAAATACCACAGATAAAGCCATTACCCCACAAGCAGCTGCAACATGGACTCTTGTTGTCTATAAGCAGATGTATTGGGTATCAGAAAACGCAGAATAAACGCTCAATCCTCATTATAGCCAGGGAAGGCTCTTTTTTAGGCTAATATATGTCAATAGTAGTCGGTACAACAGGGCAAATAATTACTGTAGTTGACATAATTACAGCAGCTTTGCGG